CCTGCGAGGACGAGAACACGAACTCCTTGATCAGGGTGGACAGGCTGTTTGTCTTGACACCAATAATATGTTTCGTACCAGGCCGACGCTCGATTGGCCCCTGTACTAGCGGGACCATGTTTAAACAAGTTTGCAGGCCTGTCTTGTAGCGGTCTACATCAGGACGGCCGTACAGCAGAGGCGATATTTCACCTCCGTTAAAATTATTTTGAATAGGGTCAGCACGGGGCATCTCAGTTCCTCGCCGTTACCCACTCGTCCTCGGGCGGCTCTGTCGGCGGTTTCTCAAAACTGTTGGTCTTACGTGCCATATTTCGCGCAGCTATATACTCGCCGCGTGCTAGCTCACGTTTCTTATTAGACTGTGTGACTTTCTCGCAGACATCGTTGGCAATACGTTTTACCAGCAAATCTTGAAAGCATTGATCCATTTGCTCAACATCGGTAACGCGCTGCACGTAGATCAGGTTAATTGGGGAGGCGTGATCTGTGTGGATGTATCGGCCAAAGGTTTGGAAGTCATCTTGCATGGATGAACCATCCTGGCCCTCGGTCGGTAAAATACGCAAGCAGTCTGAAGGTTTCAGATAACGCTTGGCCGCACCGAAAGTTGGGTTTGTAGAATCAGCCGCGATCTGGACTTGCGCGCGCGCAAAGCCCCATTGGTGTGAACGCAGCTCGGTATCCCGTGCATGTTCATAGACGCGATTACAAGCTTTTGCCGCAGTGGAGTTCTGGGTGAGGCTTGTAATAGAGTTAGAACCTAAACCTTGTAGCGCAAGATTACATAAACTAACGGCGTCGGCCATAGGGTGGCTCCCAGGTTGGTGCCGCAGGATAGAAGTGGGGGAGGGCTATCTCGCCCTCCCCCGTAGAGTAGTTAATCAACGACGTACATCATCGTCAGTTCTATCGTGCCTGTGGCAGCAGCACCAGCAATAACTACAGTGATCGGGATGCCAACATCGTTTGCATTCACGACCGAGTTACGACCAAGCGCCGAAGTAGCCGCAATAGCCACGGTGGCAATTCCGGTAGAAGCAGCAGCAGCTTTATATTCGTCAACGTCTAAAGCAACAACTGTACCTGCGGAGTTCACATAAGCCGCGTGGCCCACTGAAACCGTAGTGGAACTGCCGAGAGCATCATGTACAACTTCACCCGACAATATCCGTGCGCCATTTGGAAGATTGAACATTTCAATCGGACCGACTGCCAGAGACGCCGCTTCTGCTGAAGCATAGGCAATACGGACTCGACCAGCCTGCTCGTTAGCCTTGATCATAGTCGTAGGACTGTTTTGGTCCCACTTCGTTTTTTGTGCGCTATAAGTAGTAGCCATTATTTATACCCTCCTATGCTTCTGAGCAGGTTATGGCGACGACTTTTTCCTCTTCAATGCGGGTGGCACCAAACGTGCCTTTTACGTAAACCTGCGTTGAATTGGATTTGTCAGGGCGCTTATCGATCTGCACGTCGATATCATCCCAGATACCAAGATGTAGACCAGATTTCGCCCAACACACGACCGTGCGATCTGTACCAGAAAGCGCCAGACGTTGGCTGTCGACAAAGTTAAAGCCCATAAAGGATTTGATGCGGCCATCGACCAACACCGGTTTATTGGTGAAATCCAAGCTAATGGCTTGAGTCTCTCCAAGCAGATCATCATGCTGTTGTGCACCAATAGCGCAGAACATAGGCTCGACATCCACATTCACCTCGGCTGCGATGAACAACTGCATCGCCTCACGAAGTTTAGCTACCGTCAGACCACCGGCAGTAGTGCCGGCCGTTTGGCCTGCCGGAAAGGCCGTAGTAGTAGTGCCATCTTCACCGGTAAGTGAGGATGCCGTAGCTGCGGTGATGATAAGATCATCCATCGCACGGCCGAGCGACATTGCGCCATTAACAGCATATGGCGAGGTCGGGTCGGCAATGGTACGGAGTTTATCAGGGTCATCGATGAGATCGGCCCATTCATAATCGGATGGGAAAACCCAACGGCGATCATGGGGAGTCTCAATAAGTGGCGTATCGGCATGGCGAGTGGTACGCTTCTGCGCAGTCACGGCACCAATTTGATTTACGGCAGCACCGGATTTGCCATGATAGGAATCTTCCACGACCATTCCGCGAAACCGCGAGCCTTGCTGCTGAAGAAGCAACTCGACTGTAGATTTGTAGTCAATTACTGACCAATCTAAGATTTCATTTGACATGAGGATAGCCCCCTCTTCTGTCGGTTAAAACAAAAGCTACAGGCTTGCCCGGAAGCCGGGGCCAACTACTAAGGCTGCGTCATGGCCGGCCCTTGCGGGTTACCGGCGAAACCGTTTCGACACCGCCAACATGACGATGCGCTCATTTAATCTATTACAAGATAGTTCAAAAATACAAAGGTCGCAAGCCTAAAATTAATCTCTTTGAAACGCTAAGAAAAAGCCCTTGGTGAGCATCGTGGCAGGTAGGGTTGTTCCAGTGTCCACCAGTATCGCATCCACGTTACTATCAACAGTAGCAATAGTCGCAGGGATCGTAGTGCCGGTGTCTACCAGTATCGCATCAACAACTGTGTCTATCGCAGCAAGCTCGTTGTCTATAGTCGTAATAGTCGCAGGGATTGTGGTGCCTGTGTCCACCAGTATCGCGTCAACAACTGTGTCTATAGCAGCAATCTCATTATCTATAGTCGTAATAGTTCCAGGTATGGTTGTTCCAGTGTCCACTAGAATGGCTGCTGTATCCACTTTCATAGCTATAATATCAGCCGCAACATCTGCTCCGGCGGCGTTGGTTATAACAGCAGCTTTAATTAGCTTTATGATAGCTAACGCGCCTCCGGCGCGTTCGATAGAAAACGCGCCCACCCACGCATTGATTGTGGCCCCATCGACAGTTGTACCCTCAATACGAACCGCGTATTCAGACCCTGTTGCGTAATCCGAGTGCGCGCTTGAATCAATCGTGATTAGATGGTTGCCGGTGATGCTGTCGTAGTCGATGATGACAGTCGCGCCATCCGTGGCAATTTGAGTTAAGCCGCCGTCCTTATGAACCTTGATATCAGCATCGGCCAGATTTGTAATAGTAGCAGAGGCGGAAGGGTCGTCGGAGGTGAAAGTGTTAAACGGAATGAGGATCGTATCATCCTCCGCATAATCTCCGAAATAACTTATCATTTAATTGGCCCTCCAAAGGGTCCATAGAAAGGGTGTCCTAAAGGTCCTTTAGGTGTAGCCAGGGATGCGGCTATGGTAATTAACTTTCCATCCGAGATTGCTAAATCACCTAAAGCCCCAAAACCGAACATGTTATTGTATGTATGCCTTACCAGCAGTCACGGCGTTCTCATAGGAAGTTTTACTATTGCTCGATTCGGAGTACCAATCATTGCCCGCTTGAATCTCTAAATGATTTGTGTTGCGTATGACAGTCGCATTCACACCGGCAGCGCCATCCGGGTAATCATTTATAAAACTATCGGGGTCTGCCACTACCGCCGTAATTAAATTGACGCTATGATCCATTGCAGTAAAGTGTCCCGCGATCTCTTCTTCGGTTAGTGTATCAGGCATTGTGTTACCTTTCTTTAATTGGTTAGTTTCTCTTTGAGATCGTTAACTTCAGCCGAAAGCTCTTGTACGGCTTTAACTAAAATAGGGACTAACTTTCCGTAGGCGGCTTCCAATTTATCTGGGTTGTTTTTTAACACAAGGCTCAGATAATCTTCAGCACCAGCGTTAATTTGAGCTTCATCCAAATCTTGCGCGATGAAACCTGCCTCGGCTATATCAACCTTCGCGCCGTCTCTCATGTCCCAAACAAATTTAACTGGCTTTAGATCATTAATGAAATCCAGTCCGACCGGCAGTTCTTCAATATCTTTTTTATCACGACGATCTGATAACGCTGAAATAGTTTGCACCTGACAGCGAATAGCTGAAATTGATGCGTTGCCTAAGGTCACCTCGTTGGACGCATCGTTTGCCGTGGGGTCAGCGTCGTGTCCGAGACTGGTATTGTTTGAGCCAGTTGTCGTTAAATCTCCCGTCATCATCCCGACGGCAGTATTGTCTGCGCCGCTGACGTTAGCCTTCAATGCGCCGTAGCCTACCGCAACATTGAAATTTGCCTCTGTATTGGCATGCAGAGCCTGATAACCTATTGCTACTGAATAACCGCCGGTCGTATTACCGTAAGACGCGCCGTTACCAATCGCAACCACGTATGTTCCTGTAGTCGTGGTGTAAGCCGCCCCCACACCAACCGCTACATTGTAGTCGCCGCCAGTGTTACTGCGCAAAGCGTGAGCGCCGACGGCAGTATTCTGAAAACCGTCAAGATTAGTTCTAAGCGCATCCTTGCCTATGCCGCAATTGTCGTCACCGGTGGTGTTGGTTTTAAGCGCCCAATATCCAAGACCTGTATTGTTATTGGCCGAGCCGTCGTCATTTACTAGACAGAGTGTGCCGAGACCGACCGTATCATTTCCGGAAGAGGGGGTAACGGCGTCGGACAACCCGCCGATTGATGAAGCACCACCCCCCGCAGCGTCCTCAAATGCACATACGGTCCCAGCGCCTGAGCTGGTTAGGACTTGGCCATCGGTTCCGGCCGCCACGGCCACTGGATTTCCGCTTGTGTCGTAGCTAATCAGGTTGCCATCAGTTCCAGCGGCCAGCTTCGCCAACGTGATTTGATCATCAGCTATATGCGCTGTATCAATAGACCCGGCAGCATAATGTTCTGAATCTATAGCGTCATCCGCAATATGTTCATTGTCTATACTGCCTGCTGCATAATGCTCAGAATTTATTACGTTGTCACCAATCTTAGCAGCAGTCACCGCATCTGCACCTAGCGCAGTCGCATCAACTGAGCCAGCAGCATAGTGTGCAGTATCTATTGAGCCGTTAGTATAGTGTTCTGAATCTATAGCATCATCTGCTATTTTAGCACTTGTGATAGCATCCGCTGCTATCTTGGCTGTTGTTACCTGTAAATCCGCTATGTGTGCTGTATCAATAGACCCGGCAGCATAATGTTCTGAATCTATAGCGTCATCCGCAATATGAGCGTTGTCGATACTACCATCAGTATAATGTTCTGAATCTATAGCGTCATCTGCTATTTTAGCACCGGTTATTGCGTCAGCTGCAATATACCCTGCGGCAATCGCAGTTCCTTGCCAAGTTCCAGTACCAATTGTACCAAGAGTTACAACAGCTGTATCACCTGTCCAAGCGGTGAGACCGGCTGGCGTGATCGCCCTAACCGTGTCAGAGCCTGTGTTAACTTCAGCGATTGTGGCAAGTTCAACGATGCCCTTAACCGTGGCACTCGCTTCAATTGCTGCTGCCGTAGCAACATTGGTTACAATAACCTTGTTGGCTGCTGTTGAATAGCAGGTCCATACATCACCAGCAGCAGTAGTCAGGTTGGCCCCTCCTGGCAGGACTATGTTTGCGCTGTGCGTGACTGTTAATATAGCGTCCCATTGAAGAATAAAGGTTCGATCTGCGGCTACCGTCATCACCGAGAAGTTAGTGGTGCCGGCGACATCGAACATACCACCATCCGTGCCTATGACCAGAGGGCTCGCCGACGATATATCAGCGCCTTTAGCTGTGATCGGCATATAGTCTGCCGGAAGAGTAAGAATAACCTCTTTCGACCCCGCCGAAAAATTAACTGCCGCATCAGAATTGGATGATTCGCTAATGGTGTTTCTTGTAAAGGTGGTCCCACTAGACAGGGTGCCTTTACCAGTTTCCCACTCAGCCGCAGTGGCGTGCTTGATTCTATATGGTATTTCTGCAACATTCCCTACTCCGGCGAGGAATGTCTGGTAGCCCGTATAAGTTCCAGCAAGGGTTATAGCACCAGTTCCTGTAGTGGTGCTGCTCTCGGCCACCATATCTGCAATTTTTAAAGCCATTAGAATATTACATCCCAGTAATCATAATCGTGAGCAGCGCGATTAGTCCAACCTGTAGCGTACGCAGAGCTACCGGCGAAATACCGGTACGTGCTGCTTGAGTTGGTAATCTTCAGTATGTACCAGTACCCGTCACTACGAGTGAAGCCATAGTATTCTGGGTCACTTGCATTATCATCATCGGATATGTGGTAACGATCTTGTCCAACCTTCTGACGAAAACCCTGAGTGCCGTTGGCGTGCGTAATCATTTCGCCGTCGAGGTGGTGCCCCTTCAACGCTGATCGATCTTTGTCGCCCTCGACAGCCATGATTAACTCAACGCGGCTTTACACGCCTCACGCACGGAGCTCTTAAACTGCTCCACACGTACGGCCAGCGCGTCCTGAGCTTCAACTATAGCAGCGCGCGCGTTGACATTTATCTCTTGGTCTTGCTCGATCTTGCGAATGATGTTGTTTTGACTCTTGAGTAAACGCTCTACCGTGCCACGCTCCTCTTTAACCGCAGCGATATCGACCTGGATGCTCTGAAAAGCAGCTTTAGCCTGCGCCTTGGCAGACTCTACCGCTGCCTGATGCCTTGCCAAGTTGTCGTCGCGCTCGGCAAACAGCGTCTTATTCATAGCGGCCGATTTCTTGGCAGCGTCAACAGATTCCTTGGCCGCAGCTTTGAGCTCTGTCAAGCGTTTTAAGAATGTGTCAGGGTCGAGCACGAGGTCCATCGTAGCATCGATACCCTCATTTCTTTGCAGCGGCATGGTCTTTCTCCTTAATGAATGGGTTTGTATATCACGCGGCGATGCCAGACGCTAGGCGACTGAGGCCGGCTTTCTTTTCAACGGCTGCTTTATGGCCGGGGTGCATTCTATCCACCCACGCGTCCATAAATTCTTTATTACCGGTCAGTTCACTCAGCGCAAGGGCTGCTGACGACGGTGTCAGTGGCCCACCAGAACTGCCGCCGTCACCTTCAATATGACCATCCTCGCCCATCTTGGCGCCAAGACTATCAATAAACTTCATAGCGCCGGCTGGCCCCATACTGGCCTTCAGACCGGCTAGTTGGTCCGGGGTCATACCCAGCGCCACGGCGGTGTTGTCCACACCCTTCGTCTTATCATCGAACGCGGCGCCCCACTCTTTCTGCAACGCGGCAGTCTCGTTCGTGGCGTTCAGCGCGTTTAAATCAGCGGTAGTCTGAGCGGTAGAGCCGACAAACTCCCCCCATTTCTCAGCAAGGTAGTTGGTCTGTTTGTTGGTTAATCCAGCCTCAAAAAAGGTATCACCAGCCCATTGCGCGAATGCGCCGTTTTCTCCTTCTGGTGCAGCGAGGTTATATCCTGCGGCGTCTTCCGGCCGACCGAGTTTTGTATAAAAGTCTCCGGCCTGTTCAGGTGTGGCATCGTCGCCCAATAGAGTAACCGTGCGGCCAGCCTTATCGGCGCCAACGACTTTCTCCAGGTTGTGATAACTCTTGACGACATCTTCAAAGCTCCCACTGCGCATTGACTTGGCCTCGGCCCAGTCACGGGTCTCACCCACTTCCAATGAGTCCATCCAATGATTCTCCACAGGCGCGGCAGCAGGTTCAAGGGGGGCAGCAGCAGCCGGTTCAGGGGGCGCAGCCAGTGCGGGTGCAGGGGCGGGGGCATCAGCCATCTAAATCTCCGTTATTGGGGTTAAAGTGTTTCCATGCTTCTTTGTCGGTCATGTTCAGGTGCGCCTCAATACGCAGCCACACCTCACGCCGACCTTGTAGCACCATCTCCATCCGTGGATCGGAGTGGATGGTGCTGTTGTTTGCACGACAAAACTTGGCTAGATCATCCAGCACACGCTCACCATAAACGCCTTTGAACGTCTTAGCATACGCCTGCTTGCGGGAAATAAGGTAATCTTTAATTTTAGCCCGCACTACCGAGCGCTTTCATCACGCCGGCAGCAGCAGGCGCGGCCTCAATCATCTGTTGCGTATCAGCGGCTTCCTGTCGCTGTGCGCGCTTCTGCTCGACCGTCTCAGGTGAGGCCATCCAGGATGGCGGCATGGCGTTGATCTCAGCTAACGCCGGGTAGATCACGTCGGTGTTAAAGTGATCCAGCACCGACAGGTCTTGTGTCGTGTTGGCATAGGCCACCGCTGCTTCCAGCGTGCGCATCCAACCAGCAGCCTCCTCGGCGCGCTGGGCGCGATTCAGAGGGCTGTCATAGATAATCTCAAACTCACCCTCGGCCTCGATCAGCGCCTCGGGCATGGGCGGCAACAGGTTCTGTTGCTGCAACAGATCGATCTCACGCTCAATCATTGGGCCTTGGCCTTCAGATTGCTGCCGGCCCATTGTGGGGCTTAACAAGGCTCCCTTTTCTCGGGCGCGCTCTAACACCTCTGTAGCCGTCATGGCCGGCGTATCCACCAGGATTTGGAACAGCGTCACAAGGAAAATATCGTTTATTGTGGACCGCTCCATGTCCATCAGCTCTTGGCCCGCAGCCAAATTGCCAACCGGCAGTGCGTGCACCAGCGGGCGCCCTTCGGGCGATACCCCACCAGGATTGATGTGACCCGGCTTCATACTGAACCCGTCGACTATACCATCGTCATTCGCTAGCAACACCGGCGCCACGGCGCGGTGACCCTGCGTCAACATGGTCTTCTTCTGCTCGTTGAGAACCTTGATTGCCGGCAACGCCATCATAGCGGGAGAGCGGCCATAGACCTCAGACGGCCCAGTGACGTAGCGTGATGCCTGGTAAGGGAAGGTGTTGAAACCACCCTCACCTAATATTGTCTGACTTTCCACTGCGACATAGTATGACGCGTACTTCATACCCTTATAGTCAAGGCGCTTCTTATCAACCTCGACACGGGGTTTAACGCAATGGATAACCTCAAACTCTTTTGAAGGTTCTGTCTTTAGCGCAGACTTAACCGCATCGGGAATTGTACTCCACCGTCCAGCGTCTACCTTCTGCTGCATCAGGCGGGCAGAGATGTTGAACTTGCGGGAGCTGGAGTCCAAGATACCTTGGTGATTCAAACCAATGAGTATCTCACGTAGATCAGTGGCGCGGTAGCGGAATCCACCCTCGTCATGCGCGTCTGTGTGTAGGATGCTCGTGCCGTAGGCACCGAGACCCATGTAGACCTCATGCTGCTGACTGGCGAAGTTTGCAGACGGCTTATACCGCTGCTTGAATAACATGTTCGTGACGTTCTCAAACCATACCTTGACAGCATGGTCGGCAGCGAGCGCCTCATCGGAAGCTGTGACGCGGTGCCAGCGCTGGTTGCGCGGCGTCAGCATGGCTTCCATCGCAGCGGAAAACCGCTCCAGCGCGATGCTGGCCGTGCTGTCAATCATTTTATCGGTGCGCTTCTGCCCCTTGGTCAAACCAGAGGAGGAACTCTGCATGGTCATGGCGTAGCGCGGCAGCACCCGCTCGTCTATCTCAGACCAGTGGGACTCCCATGTTCCGCGATCACCCTTCCACTTGTCGTGGGTCTTGATGATATCTTTGGCTATTTCACTCATCAAGGGGAACCCATCAACGTCAAGGTCGGGCTATCGGAGGTGCCAAGACTACCGCCGGTACTGCGCTGTGTAGTACGTGTCACCGCTACGCGTTTGGCGGCCGCTTCTCTACGAAGTTTAGCCGCAACTGCTTCATTCGTCGTGGGGTCTGAGATCGTAGCCGCGCTCGCTAACGGTGGCGCTGCGACAAGAACTTTCTTATCTTGAAAGCTGCCGCCGGAAGGTGAGCCTGTGCCTACACCTCCAACAGCACCTTGACCACCGCCGGCGTTACCTGCGGTTCCTCCGGTAGAACCACCTGCTCCACTGGCAAAACCCATAACTAACTGCCCAACAGTTGTTTTGTCGGTGTGTCCGTCTCTTCCATCACGCCCTGCCCACTCGTCTTGATCGTGTCGCTGCGCCCAAGCGCAGCCGCACGGCGCTGACGCGCCGCTAAAGCTGCGGCCTGCACATCAGCGTCAGACCTCGTCGGGGGCGGCGGCGGGGGTTGTGGCGGAGGAGGAGCTGATCCCCCAAATATTCCACCCATAATTCAATCTCCTTGCAAGGATATTACGTGAATATAACACAATCTACATC